TCCATTTCCACGTCGATTAGTGGTTTATCAGTTTGCCTGTCTTGCTTGCTCAAATCATTTTCGAAGAACCAGTTAACTTTTGTAGTGTTCTTGGCCTTTTGGTTTAAATCTCCTGGTGTCAATCCATCGGCATAAACATAGTGTGGCCTAAGTGAATTTTTTAATCTGGTTTTGATCTTTAAAAAAACAGGTGAAGAGATGGCCGCAATGGCTTTGCGTTGCCAATAAATTGCTCTAGCTTGATGTTGGCCCCAATGCATTATTGGGTTTTCTTTCATCAAACTCTCAAGCTTTAAATGTATGTTAATCGCGTTCAACGGTAACATTCCAAGCTCGTGAGACAACATCTCATTCAATTCTTGAGCAATTTTAATTCCATCTTTACGTTTGGAAATCCACAGCATTGTTTCGTAGGGATCAATATCTAATATTTGGTTCGCATTGGTGTAAGGTGTGAATGTGTCTTCGAAGTACAAAGATATGAAGTCACGCACTTGTTGTTTAACCCCTTTTGTCTTTAACGGGTGACGATATTTTATTTTACTGAATAACCGTCCAGTTATGCTTCGATGTTCTTCAAAAGTCCATTTAGTTAATACTGGCCGGGATTCCATGGGGGTTTTCTCATTCAATGTGATCTTCATAGTGGGTCTTATCTTGTCTGGGTTTTCTTTTGATCTGATGTTGCCTTTGTTGATAGGCACGTATTGTCTTAAATCCATGCTCAAATCTGTGTTTATCCACATATCTTGAATGTCATGAGGCACAATTTCTTGATATGTGCCATCTACCGTAGTCAAGTTAATATCAAAATTTATCTCTTCATCATTACAGGGCTCTGAAGTGGCACTGGCAAAGTTCGCATTATTGGACCAATTGTAACTATTCATTTCTACTTCAGTATTGATCATAACATCTGACATAGGATTTGGTTCCAGTTCTTTCAATATTACCTCCTCATTGCCAAATTTTTTCCACCAATCTTTACTGTTACCTAATGATATTTTTTCCTCCGCAAGATAGGCCTCACCTCCAGATTTCGGTTTGGAAAACCATGTTTTAGTTCTTCCGGAGTAGAACATTGTTTTAGTGCAATAGACATAAGATTGAGCAACTATGGTATCCCAGATCCCTCTATTTGGTACACTAACAAATTTTGACACGACTTTAGCCACATACAAGTCACCTTGCTGAGTGAATGTTTTTGATGCAATTTCCGCGAATGCAGAGCCGTAAATGCCTAACAATGACTTCCATTCTTTTTCAGTCAACTTGATTAATTTGTCATTTGTTAATTCAGCACTTATAGGTACATTCATGAATCGCTCAACATCCATTTTGTCATGATCTAATGGCACACATTCGATGGCGTAACCAGTATTCGTGTAACTTTCATATCGTCGGTCTTTGGCATATGCTGTAAGTAACCATTTCTGTCCATATGTCACATTGTCGAATTGCCAGGTCAGTTTTCCGCGTCCATAAGTCCAACGAAACGGCTTGCCATACGTTTCATCCATCATTTTTACTTGAGCAGTTGTGAGGGTTTTCCGCGTCCATAAGTCCAACGAAACGGCTTGCCATACGTTTCATCCATCATTTTTACTTGAGCAGTTGTGAGGGGATCACCAACCCAAATCACTTCTGCTGCTTCTATAATGCTCTTTTCATCATATTTATCATGTGATCTATTGTCATAACTGTATACCAACACAGTGGGAGTGTTAATGTTTGCCAGAGTTGTGGAGTAAGGCCTTTCTGTAGTGACGCTACGTAGATGGGTTAACGTAGTAATATTCAATGGTGACGCATCCATATCAATTGGAGTTCGCATTGAAATTGATTTTGGTTCCATTATCCTACAACCAATGTCCACAAGCACGATCCTGTTGGAGAAAATCATCCGTTCTGCAATTAGGTAATATTCCCCGGATGCATCGGACAGTGTCATTCCATAACACCAACCTGCGTCACATAACACAGCTAACAGTTTCCCTGTGGCCATCTTTGAATCTTCCAACTTGCACACAAATGAATCCATGGAATTAACTGTTGCGAGTTCAATTGGATTTCCAACACGCGATACCCTGGCTGCCAATTTCACTGTAGTAGTGGTGTGGTGCAATTGAGACCTTAATGGTTCATTTAGGGTGGAAGCTTGCAAATCACCATGAGTTGCAAACTTATGTAATTGGCCTATCTCCGTGCTATTGGCCGCCGTCAACAATCCCAATACATGATCACGCATTTTTGGCACAACCCTCACTTCATTGGATCGTGACAACGGGATCAGTTCTGATATTTCACATAAATTTGCGTGATCAATGCCGGACATCTCGGTGATGTTGAAGAAAATTTCAGGAAATTTGTCATTCCAAGTATATGTTAGGCAAGTTTCATTTCTAACAATTGAAATGTTTAATCCTAATAAAAAAGCAACTTCTATCATGGTGTCTTCTGTCATCAATGGTGTTAGTTTTGCTGTGGCCAACTCGTTCCAATGCATGTCCAGCTGTTCCAGTCTCACTCTGAAGCAATCTGGCACACAATTCTGCGCAGCGAGCGGAGTATATGTCACTTTGACTGTGACCTGATTGCGCGTTATGTTAACAGTGTTAGAAAATTCTTCATTGTTTTTCATCATACAACCACAAGGTTCTAAATGCGTGGATGTTATTGGTAAATTGTGCAGTTTTGAAATTTGGTCAGTTATAGAGTCTAGTTTCAAATCATTATTGTGATCAAAATTCTTTGCCCAATAAGGTTGATCCACAAATTTCCCAAATGCAACTGGAATAGCTCCTATTGCGATTGCGTCAGACATGGTCCCTTGTCCTCCGTGGTTAAACAGATACTTTATTTTCCGTGACATGGAAAATATGTTGATCTTTTC